GGTGCCGCCATGTCCTTAATCTTCTCCCAAATATGGGTAGGTTGTAATGCCTGGTATTGGCTCTTCTTATGGGTGGGACTTATTGCATATTTGGCTATCTCCATGAGTGAGAACTGGACGGGTAACTTCATTGCGACTCTTGTCAAAAGGGAGCCTATGTTCTGGATTGAGACAGTTTCGTTGTTAACCGTTTATCTGACTTGCTTGATATGAAGAAGAATACAAAAGAAGATATACAGGTATGGACCGCAGTAGGAATGTTGTTTGCAGGAGTCGGACTATCCGTTGCGGGTTTTGTTGTAGAGCCGTTAGGACAGATCCATGATAGCGTATTATGGTTTTTTGCTCAATGTCTGATATATGCTGGTAGTATATTTGGTATTGGCATCTATGTTAACGGTAAGTTTAACAGTTTAGTTGATAGACTGAATAATAAAGAAACAAAGAATGATGAGCTGGATAAGGGAAAGTAACCGTATGAAGCACTTGCTCTACGCTATTCCGGCAGGTGTACTTCTGACGATCTTGTTTGTCGCGGGGCTGGCTGCCGGCATGGAATTTAAAGACCGCGCATACGGGAATAAATGGGATTGGCTTGATATTGCTACTACATTAATAGGAGGAGTTATTGGTCAGGTGATCCAGGTTGTAGTATTAATATTGATTTTATAGGAGGAAAGATATATGGGAAAGTATTTCACGATAGCCGAAATGGTAAAGAGTGAAACGGCAGATAGGTGCGGCATTGACAATCGTCTGCCAAAATCATTAATATGTAATGTGAATGGTTTGATAGACAATGTTCTTGATCCTCTTCGTGAAGCCTATGGTAAGCCTGTTACTGTAACGAGTGGGTATCGTTGTGAGGTCTTGAATAAGGCCGTAGGAGGAAGTAAGACCAGTGAACATATGAAAGGAATGGCTGCTGATATAGTTGGTACCCCGAACACAAAGGAGGAAAACAAAAGGCTGTTCAATCTCATACAGGAGCTTGAAATTCCTTTTACACAGCTAATAGACGAGAAGAATTTCTCATGGGTTCACGTTAGCTATGATAGCTGCAATGTGAAAAAACAGGTTTTAAAATTATAATCAATAGGAGGAACGATCATGGCAACAATAAATTTGGAGTTCAAAAAGAACAGTAGCGTATGGTATGCAGAATTTCAGGTAAATTCTGATTTCAATATCCATTTGGAGCGTGCCGACTACGGTCGAGTGAGTATCCTTCAACGGACGACAAGTGAGGGGAATTTTGAGTCCGTTGTTTTGCCTGGAAGTCTTGCGTACAATGCAGGGACAACCATAGACTGTGATTTTTCAGCATTAGTTTATCCAAAGACAATTCGCGTCGAAAGTGACAGTGAGGTAACAAGTGGAATATTAACCGAATCCGGCAATGAAGCTTAACAAGTTGTCATTAAATACAATAGGGTTGAACCGTATCGGCTTGAATCGAATCGGTTCAACTTCCGTTGGTTCTTCTGTCACCGACCGTCCCTACATCTCTCCCGATGTATTGTCTTCCTTGGCAGGTGTATGGATAGCTGACGGCAAGAGCAACACTGATCCCGACCGCAATATCATCAAGAACAAGCTTCCTGGCAGGGGAGGGGATTTTGAGCTTCTCAACTTCGCGTATACGCTTAATAGCGGGTATGGGAAGTATGAAGAAGACTTTACAGCTTGGGGTAGAGACGCCAGTGAACTCTTAGATGTCCGCAGAGATAAAGTCATAATAAGCGATGTTGGAGGAATCAATTCTTATCGTATGATTATATGGAAAGGAAACACTCATACTAAAGCATTTAAGGCTAAAGTAACAGGTATTCCTCGTAATGGAAGATTGATATATTCGTATGCACAGAATGAAGGGGATGCTCTTACTAATATTAGTATTGATAATGACGGTGTTTACGAATTTCCATATAGCTATGGATTTACCAATGGTCATGGATTTTTGATTGATTCTGGTACAGAACTTGAAGATTGGATAGGTTGTACTATTGAATTTATCCCTTCTTTGCAAGGTTCACTATGTACTGACGGAGTCAACGACATGATTGTCAGTCAGAATCCTGTATCCGAGATGCTGGACGGAAGCAAGGAGTTAACGGTGGTGTCTATGATTCACCAGATATCACCAGTCCCTGATAGCTATGGATTTACTAATTATATAAGAGAAGGTTCTATATGGAGTAGAACCAATGTTAAGACTTCCGGTAAAACAGGTATATATGGATATAAGATATCTAAAGGTAATACAGAGGTGGGAGCAAGTAATCTAATCAACAATATACTTGGTGATAAGGCTGATTACGAAGCAATGGGTTATAATATAACTAATTATAGTGATATTAATTATAGTGTCGCTGGTTATATCAAGGACGGTAGCCCTACGGAAGTTTCCTCTGTCGCCTGGTACTGGACTTTCATCGCCAAACGAGCATTGACCACTGACGAAATTAATCAAGTAATAGCCTACTACAACTTGGACAAGTATGTTAAGCCTGATATTTACTACGATGTCAAGAAGCAAGGTCTTACTAACGATAATCATGCACAGTTTGGTGATAAACTGATTGATTATAGTGGTAATAGCCGAGACTTGCAGTTGTTCAATATTGGTTGGAATCCGGGAAGTGGGATTGGTAAATATGTTACTAATTTTGGTATTTGGTCAAAAGATGCAGAATCTAAAATAAGCTATAATAGTTATAGTTTTACCGTTAATGGTAGTTTAAAAAGAACTTGGTTAATGTGGTATGTAACTGAATTACCTAGTTTTAAGATAAAAGTATCTGGTATTAATTCTAATGGTTATGTAGACTATGGGTATTACGACAATGGTTCATTAAAAAACTTTCGATTAGATAAGGACGGAATACATACATTACCGCCCTCAGGAGCAAGTAGTAATGGTCACGGGTTTAAAGTTAATGACACTAGCTTAGATTGGACAGGGTTAGTTATTGAGCAAATTCCCGACTTCGCAGGTGCTCTTTGCTTTGACGGAGTAGATGACTATGGTCAGTTTGTAGGTGACTTGGGATTGAAGGATTACACTGTGGTTATTGATAGAGCATATCCAATAGTAAGTACTCCTCAGTTTACAGCTACAAGTGATGCTGCTGGTGAAAATGCTAATACTCCCTTCTTAGTAGAACATAGAAGCGTTAACGCAAATGAATCTACCTATTCCTATCTAGCTAATACTGCTATATCTATCAATAAGGAAAGAGAGATTTGTTATCAGTCAACATATCAGTATAAAGATACAGTTATTAATAAAGGTTCTTCTACTAGTTTAGGCACAGGATTAACAATCGCTAGGTATGGTATCAATAACGGTTATTCCGCTTTAGCGCTGTATTCCTTTATGCTTTTTCATTACTCTATGAGTAAATTCTTAATCGAGCGCCAGCTAAAGAAGCACAAACTAGGCACTCTGTATCCGGGCATGGTGGAGTTTAGACCAATAATTAGTGGTAGAACTGACTTGATAAAAGAAATAAAGTGGTATAGTGATAGTTGGAGCAAAAGAATTTATGTTGGCGATTATATTCCCAGAGGTGTTGATGTAACAGCCAATATATTGCTTAATGATAATACATCCGAATTAGTTAAAGCTACTTATGGTAATAATTACACCGAAGTCAGAAAACAAGCTAATTGGTCAGAAACAAATAATGAATGGGATTTGATAATCCATAATATCGGCAAATCTCCTCAGAAGATAGGTATCACGATTGACAAGTACATCAGATTTGAGGACATTGTTCAGCCGTATCCTGTTAAATTTAGATTTACAGATGTTGATAGTGGTCAAGTATATGATTGGGGTAGTAAGATTAAAGTTGGAAGTACTATAAAGATATTAAGTAATGTAGATATAGGTAATTATCTTTCTGACATATATACTATTACTGGTTATAAATATAATGGTAATATTTATTCTTATAATGAATTAAAAGAATTAACCTTTTTAATAACTAATCAACCACTAGAATTTGCTAGTCGGAAGACTTATAAACTTGGTGGCTATGAACCTAAAGTCATTCTTTATCCTGAACGTCTAAAATTGTCCAACGATACTTATAAACGTTTGGGTTATATTCCAGATTTAACAGGTAATGGTAATCATGGTGTATTTAACAATCTTGCTTTCACTGAGGAAAGTGGAGTAAACGAGGACGGAAGTGTGCATCTTGACGGTGTTGATGACTATATTAGTATTCCTACTTTGTCTAAGGGGGGTAAGCAAGTGTTGATGAAAGTGAATTGGAGTACTTTAAATGGATTTATATATGACCAAAGACCTGCTTCCGGAGATAAAACATTTGGTATATACACACAAGGTGATGTAATCGCTTATTCTCAACATAATAACGGTAATACTTATATTGACGGTATTATAAACAATAATATCATCGGTAGTAATTTATCAAAGATTACCCATAATATTGTAGCAACTTGTGATGTTGATAATTCAATAACTCCGTCAATAGGTAAACGTAGTTATTCAAATAGTTATTTCGCTCAAATGGCACTCTATGCCTTCATGCTGTTCGATGAAATCAGTACAGATGAAGGAATCAAGAATCTGAACGACATTGTAGGTATTGTTTCTAAAGTAGAACTTCCGCCTTATTATTGGGATACTTATGGTAAAACTAATACAGATGCGGATAGAGATGAAATAGTAAACCTTGCTAGCGATGAAGTGTCTATTCAGTATCCGACTGACTTCACAGATACTAGTGTATGGGAAGACATGGGTGCTGTTACATCTAGTACCATATTAACATTGACTACATGGGCAATGGGTGGAGATACCGGTATTGGTAACACTATTAAAGCTAAAGTTGCTACTCCTGCCATGAAGGTTAAATTTATAACTGACGGCAACGGTTATCTAGATTATATGTATAGCGGATATAATACTCTAGAATTACCTCGTGATGCCGGAGAATATGAAGTTGAACTTCCGGCTAGTACAATTGTAGACGGTTGGGGAGCAAGATTTAGCGGTTCTGGTAATGGTAGTTTTACCATTGAATTACTAGGTAACGAAGTAAGATTGGGAACTCTTAAGGTTATTAATTCTGCGTATGATGAAGATAGTGGATATGGAGGTGCAGGTCTTATTGTTAAGTTTTCTAAGGATTATCATGATAATGGTTTTTGGAAATTTGTAGAAAATAGATCTGAATTTAATGTTCTTAATAATGGCGATAGTGTAAATATTATAAATGCTAAATCAGTAGAAGCTTTATTCTACATGGCGGCAACAACCAAGAAAGCATTCTATAAAGTGACAGGCGTAAGCACTGGGAAGGGCATTAAGTTTGGGACGGATAATGTTTCTCCATGGGAAGGAGTGATTGCGGAAAAAGACGGTATTTATGAAGTTGATTGGTCATTGAATGTTCATACTGGAACTGGTGATTTATTAGCTCCTTGTATATTATCTAATGGCTGGTTAGGTGATTGTAATATTGTTATTGAGCAAGTTAAACAATATCCTAATGGCATTGCGTTAGACGGAGTAGATGATAGCTTGGTGAACACTGACATTCCTACATTTACGGATTTTACCGTTATTGCTAAGCGCATATTCTTAGGTGATCAACCTAATAATGTTGTCTTCTTATTCAAGGGAGATAAAGTATATGGCCAAGGAGTAGGTAATGCATTATTAATGGAATATCGTTATGATAATGGAACTTATGCTAATTACATATTCTCTAATGCTAATTCTATAACTCTAAATGAAGGTGATATTTCTTATGTAACTCCTACTGATTACAATGGTCAACAAATGAACTATGTTGTTAATACTGATAATAAAGGATTAGTAATAGGGCGTTCTAATGCTGTATATTGGAAAGGAGTATTCTACAAACTAATGCTCTACCCCAAGACCATAGATATACTGTCTATCAACATGCTTAAGAACCTATTTGAAAGAGACGAGATAATTGATTTGAATAACCCAATATTTAAAAAGTAAGAATTATGAAATACATTGTATTCCCAACAGTAAATCTTAACGAGATACCTCAGTCGGTATTGGACGAATTACACTTAGTCCCGAGAAAGAGCGTAGACGGTACTCAGGTGATTATGAAAGTCGATAATTACGAAAAAATGTTCCCGAGCGCTATGACTTTGCCGTTATTGGATGAGGAAACTCCACAAGAACCAGTCTATCCTTATCCGGTATATGAAGGCAAAGAACTTAATGAATTGCTGGGAAGTTCGGAATGGACCTCGAACGAAAGTATCCTATGAAGTACCTCCCTTGGATATTAGTCTGCCTGCTTATAGGTGTTCTCGTGTGGATGCGTTGTAATCCGCACGGGCCGTCACCGGCTTATATTAAAGGAGATACCGTACATATCCGGGACACAGTAAGAGACACAATCCTTAAGCCGGTAAAAGAGACTCTGAAACGTACCGATACGGTATATCTACCTATTCTGATAGATACAACGACTGACAGAACCGTAGAAGGGGATTCTATCCCGGTACTGATACCGATCACAAGCAAGGAGTATAAGACCGATGATTACCGGGCGGTAGTCAGTGGATATAATCCGACCCTTGACTTCATGGAAGTGTATAGAGACAATAAGATTGTTACTCTTACTCCTGTACAGAAAAGAAAACGCTGGGGATTGGGCTTGCAGGCAGGATATAGTTATCCGGGTGGTTTGTACTTCGGTGCCGGTGTGAGTTATAACTTGTTTATGTGGTAAATTACCGGAACTACTATCTTCACAGACCGTTTCCGGTATGAAAAGTTTAAGTTTTACTTACATAACAATTTCCAATGGAAAAATGTTTTAAAAGAAAGGAGGCTAAAATGAAACATTAATTATACTAAACACTAAGTTTATCCGGTAAGTAGAAGGCCGGTTATCATAACAAATGTAGCTCTTTTGGGGGCAGAGTAAAAAGAACCGGTGCACACTGGAATGTTGACCAGATTCTAGAGGCGACCAGAACGATGCCTTTTCCGCAAGGTACAACACCGTGGGATAAATACGTTGCCTTCAATTCATTCTATTCTGATATGTGTACGGTATACGATGAACCTTCTATTTTGAAAGCCGCCTATCGGTTCTACTTTGCCGATGAGGATGCTCCGGCCGGCAAGATATGGGAGTACATGACCGCAATGAACTATGAGGACTAACCTCGACATATTATTAGAGCAGGCAGATGACAGATATCATCATGATTTCTGTCATCTGCTTATGGTCCTGTTTTGGAACGCCTAGAAAAGGTTTTGGACTGGCTTATTCCTCTTGCGATTATTGCAAGGGTTATATCTTTGTGCTTGTCCCTGGCTATGTAGTCGGGGATTTTTTATACCTTTGCCGAAAACAAAGTTATTATGGCAGAGGAAAATAAATACAACCACGACTCGGTGAATGAGTTGTTGACATGGGCTAAGGATGTTCTTGACAACAAGAAATATCCTTCCGGAGAGTTCCAGTTGGATAAATGTGCGAAGATTCTCGACTGCGGTAAGTATCTGGATTCAATGATTTCGGTTATCTCTAGGAACTGGGAGAATTCTACTTTTCATCCTAGTATAGATCAGTTGAGGTTGTTTAAGGAAAAAATAGAGAAGATAGCCGGATAAAAATATCATCCTACTATGTTTATACTATGGAGAATGTTAAATATACGTATGCTTTTAATGAAAACAATAGCATTGTAACCATAGATGATGCTATAAAAAGCGAAGTTTACTTTTGTCCTCACTGCAAGGATATGATGATTGTTAAGGATGGCGTTATTAAAGTAAAACATTTTGCACATAAAAAACGAAATCTCACTTGTAATTATGAGTCATACCTGCACTCTTTGGCAAAAAAAAGAATCGAAGAATGGTTTAATTCGGACCGACCATTTAATATCTTAATCAACAACAAGGACAAATGCGAAAGA